CCTCGAACTATTCGCATCAGGACAACTCGAAGTCCCGAAGTGCCACTCGTCCTTGTAATGATATACGGTAATGATTGTACCGTCATACGCCTCATATACCTTGTCTTCCGCAGAATACGACGCATCGGTGAAAGTATTATAATCAATCCGCTCAGGGATAGAGTTTGCGTAGGTTACGACGACATTGTTATTGCGTTCGAGGCTAAAATCCAATACGACGCTACGGCATTGCTCGTATAGTTCTTTAAAATTATCAACGTTATTCCGAATATAGGTATTGTGTAGCAGAACGATATCACTACATCCCTTGAACTTCTTCACTTTCATCATCGGCCACAAGTGATACTTCTTTAACAGGGAAATCAGGCAATTCGCATAACTGGACGTAGCGGTCGTAGCGGTCGTAGCTGCGTTGTTCGCTTCGTAGAGTTTAAATGTTTCGTCTATAAGATTGTATAGCGTCGGAACGAACGGGACGGTAACAGCGACGGGAGCGGCTGCGGTTGGAAATGTAATCGGAGAACAAACGGAATTCATCGTGTGTAATTACATATTCTTTAATCTCTTATATCAATTTTTATAATTTTTGAATGATAAAACGAAAATAAATAAAATAATCTTAATAAATCACTTCTTTTTGTAATATAAATCGAACATCTCTTGCCCGACCTGTTTATGAACTTCTTCGCTCGTCTCCTTTTTCGTTATGATAGTCTCACGCTTAGATAAGAAATACTCAAAAAACGAATAATCAAATCCAGTCTCTTTCGTAACCATATCAAAAAGCGTAGGGTATCTCTCGATGAAAAACTTAAACTTGTCCTCTTGGGACATATTATGAACTACCGATGCGTGGGATAGCGGAGTCGCCATACACTGATTATCGTGAATGATTTTCATAATATCTTGAACGATGTCTGTAATCGCCTTATTATCCAAGCCATCGCTTAGAAAGTCTTGGGCGTCGTCGCTTCCTTGCTGTTTCTTCTTCGTCATAAACTTCTTTTATTATCTTTATGATATATTCTTTATGTAAATTTTAATTCCTTCTATTGTAATAGAATATACAAAAAAATGAAAAGTGAATTGATGTATGCTGTGTTAGATTACACACCCAACGTCCAAGCACCCGAACCATTGAAAAACGCTGGGTTATATACAGGCGACGTTTTATTTGACAAGAAACCGTGGGGAAATAACTATGCGATACCACGCACTGAACCCGATGCGGTTGCGTATAGTTCCCATTTTTACGCAAGTCATCATATACCGTCTTATAATCGCCCCGGAAATAACTCTATCGATAGTCGAGAATATAAAATATATACTATACATGATAGCAACGGCAGCGATAACCGTGATAACGTCTATCACTTCTCTTGTCATACCTGAGATATCGGATATATCGACGTATTCGGTGAAGGCTTCTTTATCGTATCCTTGTGTTTTACTAAAAAGTCGCAAATATACTTATATGTCTCATCGACTTGCTCGAATGTAATACCGCCTGTGATTAATACGCTCCCGCTTTCAAATAAAGCCCCTGTAACCTTCTTACATTCGCCGAGGTTCTGTCCCATACCTTTTCCATAGCAATACTTGGGACACGAGCAGATACCATTTTTATTTTTATTGTGAATATTCCAAAAGTATTCCAACTTGACACCTTGATATATTCCGGGCTGAAAACTACACTTGTTATTGTATTCGTCGTTGATAAACAACTTGTGTATTTCCTTTCGGCGAATCTCAAACCCTTTTTTAAGTTCGGGGTCGCAATACACCTTAAAGTCCGTGTTTATCATACGGATTTTAAAGTTCTGATATTTCAAATCCAATTTATACTCAGGGTCGATACTCGCATTCACAATAATGTTCTTGTCAATCGTATTATAGATTTCGGTAATGTCGCCGATAATATGATTCACAATGTGTTCCGTATCCTTGACATCTTTGATACCCGTCAATTGTATATTCCCATTCTTGAATATCTTGACATTCGGGATATACTTGTCGTGAAACTTATAAATCACCGTAACCTGATTGTCAAACCGATTCTTCTTCATCGTGTTCTTCTTGCTCTTCCTACGTTTCTTAGGATATACGCCTTTCGACGCATCCGTCCCATTTTTCATAAACTGAACCCATACAACCCCCTTGTCGCATCCTTCGGCAACATTCTCAATCACTTTAATATTGTCAAACAATATTCCAAGATTTATATTGATGTTATTGCCAACGTTTGCGTTGCAAGTGATTGTCGAGATTCTATACGGAGAAAAGAAAATTTCGTTCGCTACGTCTGTCATTAGGTGCATATATATAAGAAAAGAAGTCCTTATATCAATTTTTTTATTTCGAAACAATTAAACTCAATTTATTATCAATCGTGTTCGTATTCCCGTTCTTCGTATTCTTTTTGATTTGATTCTGATTGTCAAGTTTAATGTGCATATTGTCGGTGATGTTCTTTAAATACGAGGTATTCACAACTTCATAACTGAAATTCGTAGAAATCATCGGAGGAAGATTTAGAATATACGTCTTATCATTCGTATAATGTCCTGTGCGGAACTCTTCGATAGACATCGGTCCGTTGAATATTTTTAGTAAAAACCGAGAAGGGGCTGGGCGAATCGGATGCGTAAATCCGTAGTGTTTGCTTAGCATCTGTATCAGACTGTTGATTTCCCACACCTTATCGCTCCCGCAATGCGAAGAGAAGTTGTAGGCATTCGCACATTCGAGAGAGCAAAAGTTCCCAAATAATACGTAGGTATCGGTTTTAATATTATATTTATAAGGCATCCCGAACGTCCGATTGTCGATTGGATGACAACACCAGTAGCAATTATTATTCGAATTTAGTATTTCGTCGGTATGCGAAACTTTCAACGAATACTCGCTATTACTATTATCAAAGATGATGTTGTCCTGAATCGTGCTATACGTGTTGTTTTCGTTTATGTAAAAACAATTCGGCTCATACGGTTCGGGAAACTCAGTAATCGTATTGTTATCCGTGATATTCAGTTTGTTTATTTGTGCGGACGACAAAGGCAACTGTAAAACAATGTCGTCATTATCAACCACCGAAATGTCCTTGATGATTGTATTCATTAGGTTTTTCTTCTTCTTTAAATCGCTTACAGTATCGTCGGCGTTTTTTGCTTTTCGAGGCATTAATTGGCGATGCGACGAAACGACGATGTCTTATTATGTATATATGCGTTTATTATTTATATCATTGTGAATCAAAATAATCCTTGAAATAGGTTATATTTTTTATCAACGCAGCATTCGCATCCATCGAGACATTCGAGACATTCGTTGGCGGAGTATCAAACGAAACGCCGCTTTTAGCAGATATACATTTCATTTTTATCTCTCTGATTTCGTTATTCAGAGTGTTTATCGTGTCGATTAAATATTTGATAATGTATCCTGATAATAAGATTAAGATTAATACTAATAAATCCATCCTCTGACGCTTCACTGCTTCGTTTTATTAAAAGAAGGATATAAAAATAATATGAAATTGTATGTCGATTCGCTATCTCGACCAGATGAAATTGCACGTTCCATTAATCACCGAGAATACGTTAATGACCCTCGTATATACGATGACATCCAATTTAACATCGTTCTCGTTTATATACGGGATGGACTTCAATCGCATCAAGTCGAACAGATACTTGAACTCGTTCTTCTTGGTTATATCCTTGCGACTGTCGTTGTTCCCTCGATTATTGATATTTAAATATAAGGACGTTGTTATCATCTGGTTATTAAAAGAACCCGCACTCACTATTTTTTCAGGGAAGAGCGAGAACGAATAACTATATATTCCTGTGCGAGGGACGTTCGTATGATACTGATACGGCTGAATGTTATTATAATAATATGCCTTCTGGTCTTCACGAATGATGGTATCCGCCCATTTTATTTGTGCGTCGTCTAACAATCCCATCGTTTCGTTATAGGTATGCGAAGCAGTATAGTTGTCGTGTATATTGAACTTCACGGGTATATCGCTACGACGCAATACCCACACGATCTCTTTAATATGATTGTAGGAACTCGTTAAAGTATAGTTGTCCCCATAACTTGTGATGTTTAACGCAGGATATGCTTGTCGCTTCACGTAATCGACGACGTATTTTACGATTCCCTCGTTTTGTAATGAACTCATCCGATACGCACTGTCGAGAAAGATATAATTCACATCCAGAAAACACTGAATATAACTTTCGCTACCTATAAACGTATTGATTTTGACCGTATCCGTGTAGATACTATTGAAAAACCTTGGCGATACATACATTTTTAGCGAATCGCACCATACCTGATAGAGCATCTCAATATCGTTAATATGAATATCCACCTTGATTTCTTGATTTTGTATTTTATATAATGGCAACGCCAACGACGGATTTCGAGAAAACCAAAAGTTCAAAGGCACTTGTAGTATCCGCCCTTTTATCGACGGGTTTCCAGCATTCGCTATTTTGTCCGTCGTCGGATATATTTTATTATATAAGACGTTGTTCTTAATCACATACCTCGTGTTGTTATTATTGGGGCTTGTGTATTCAGGAATATTCCCAATCAACTTGTTATACTCGACGCCGTCCTTGTTCGTCAGTTCATTCCAGATATTCATCCATTCGCCGTAGATTTCGTCGATTACGCTTCCTTCGACCCTTATCGTCGCCGTTTTAATGAAGTTGTGTCCTACATTGTTTATCCATCGAAACCGATGAACGTCCGACGAATAGATGTCGGGCAGATTAAACGACAGATACATATTGCTTACTAAATCGCCGTATCGCTTGATGGTGAAGGTTATCATCTTGTTCTCCGTAGTGAAAGCGAGGTTAATCGACGAGTTTATATCAGGAATGATATTCTTGTTTTCCATCGAGAAATTGACGTGCTTATTATAGACATATTTATAGTAATTGATACAAGGATTTAAATTGATATACGAATCCATCTGTCCTTTTAAAACTAACTGTGTAATTCCACCGCCCATAATTACTATATTATATTGATACTTTAATATCTTCAATATTATCTTATATGTTTATCTTATATGTTTATGTTTATTTTTTAATCTTCGTATTTCTTTATAAACGCCAATAGTTTCTCGTATGTCCTTGCGTCCTCGAAAGATGCGAGAATTGTCGGAGGACTTGTAGAGTTATCGACAGCGACGAACGTCGGGAAACTTGTAATCCCTAAACTTTTAACACGTTCGAGATGTTCGTTGCGATTGTATTTTTTAAGCGATACCTTGTCGAAGGTCTCTTTATTTAATTTATCCCAAACGCCAGACTTGTTAAACTCTACGCAATGTCCGCACGTATCCATATAGTAATATTCGAAACCGATTCGTTTCGCATCGCCACCGCCGAAAAACCCTTCGCTTATCCTGTCCTTGTTCGTTAGTATAACCGCAAGTAAAAATACAGTGGAGATTATAATAATCGAGTAGAGAGTTCCGCTACTTGAAGTTTTGCGACGCATTCAAAAAAATCTATTCAATTCTAACATAATGATATATAAAAATTAATAAGTCAGTATCATTTAATAATATCAGTATATTGTTTTAGTTTCATAAGGGCTTCCTTGACACTATCGTTATCATTCGTGAAAGTTATAAATGTGTAAAAAGTATTTATCGTCATCGTATTCTTTAAAAAAGTCTCGATTCGTTTGCGGTCGATTAAGATTACCCGACAATCTAATGTATCGTAATTAACGTAGGTATCCGCATCCGCATCGGCTACATAGACGCTAAAATCATTTTTCTCTAATAGTCGCTTGTATTCGCAAATATCGCCATCACACACGACAATTGTCCGATAGATTAGATGGGTATTATACAATGCGTTCAACTTATCCACGAAATCCATAGGATAGATAATATACCTATGTAAATAATTTTTATATAAGATTATTTAAACTACTATGATATAAATAGTATAATGGACGACAAGGTAATTAAAATTCATTTATCTGTTTTTCAAAATCGCTATAATCACGTAGATGTCCCTGAAAATATACTACAAAAAGCCGAAACTCTAAAAAAATCGTGTAGTTGCTTTGATTCCTTCTATGACCCTAAGATGATATGGGAGAAAAAACTATACAACAACAAGCGAGAGAAGCATTCGCATCCGTCGCAACAGCATTCGCAACAGCACTCGCATCCGTCGCAACAGCATCCGTCGCAACAGCATTCGCAACAGCACTACACCCCGAACAATTCGTATCAGACCGCAAGTAATAAAGGGCGGTTTCATATTATTATTCCTGACTTTTCGGATAACTCATGCACGAAACGAGAATTGATAGGACATTTAAATAAATTAACTTCAAAAAACAAAGATGTCATCTATGAAAAGATAAAAGCGATTATTGACACGAACAATACCGAAGAGGTTTTTTTAATTATTTGGTCTTACATTAAGATAACGGACGGCAGTAGCAACGGTAGCGACAACCTGTATATCCGACTACTCGACTATTTCGATAGCACCTTTTTAAATACTACGTTGGATACATTGTGGAACAATTATACCCAACAGAAGGAGTGGATACCGCCGAAATATATCTTTGACAATAACCTATTATTGCTTAATAACGAGTATGAGTTATACTGTGATTATGTGAAATGGAAGAAAGGCGTTCATAATACGAATGTCATTTGGATTAAATACAAGCCCCGAGAGATTCAACGGCTACTGAATGATATTTATGATTATCTTACGGAGGAATGCTTAGGCAACCCGAATATACACAAGTATATCATCGATATATTTTTAGAACAAATCTTGAAAATATTAAAGTCTTCGCCTACCGATACATCTATCGTAGAAAAAATAAAAGCCCTCGATATTAAGAGTTTCGATAGTTCGACGAAGTTCCTAATCTATAATATTATCGAAAATAAATAAATAATTTCTATTATTATAGTATAAGTATATAGAATAGAATAATGAAAGAGACAGACAACACTTTATCTTTTTATAGCAGTGGGTTCATACAAATCATCTTTGTATTACTTCTTCTAATCATTTGGAGTTATATATATAAACTCGAAAACGTCGGTTGTGCTTGTTCCGATCATAGCAACAAGGAGTTCATAAAGAACTTCACTATCATCGCCTTGTTATACTTCGTGATTACTGCGTTTATACCGATTAAATCCATAGCGAAGAGTATGGGTTTCGGAATCGTCCAATTACTCGCATTCGGAACATTCATATTCTTCCTAACCTTCGTCGTATATATCTATTACGCATTTGATTATGTGCGTTATTTAATGAACGAGAAGTGCAAGTGTTCCGAGGACTTACGTCGTGATATTATCGCCATCGGAACGATGATATCCCTCTTCTTATTTATGATATTACTATTCACTATCATCATCATCCCGATACTGATAAGCACCCTTACCAACCTATTAGTGAAGATACAGGTATTCGAAAGCGAGGTTGAGGAAGTCATCAAGAACCCCGTGAAATCCCTTCGCAATAGCCCCGGGCGTATCCTAAACTCCACCAAGGATATCGGCTCATTCGTCAAGACTACCGCATCTAAACTGGTGAAGGGCAAGAAAAGGCGTTAAGCGGCGACCAAAAAATTAATTCTTTTTATTATTAATATAAAAAATAAATATATACACAGACACGCATTGATATACAATAACGTTCATTCGCTAATCTCGCTGTCGTCAATGAAGATTTCAGGGAGGTAAGGAGCGAGTATCTC